CATTCTTAGCATGTAGAGTAAGAGTAGCTGATGAAACTGAAGCTGTTATTGTTCCATTAAGTGTAGATTGTGCATTAACTTCATCTCTTATGGCTGTTGCAGTACCTGCTGCATTTGAACCAGTAGCATAGAAATAAACATATCCATCAGTATCATCCTCTGGAACTGTAGGTCCGTCTGAAGCTACAAATCTAATGGTATTATTTCCACCACCTATATTCAGTCCAACTATTCTCATTTCTTGGTTATTTACATGTGCTGCTCCGAATATAATTGAACCAGTTGCAACTGCACCATCTACTGAACTTCCAGTAGCACTTATACTTGCACTAGCAAAACTAAAGTCACCATCCATTATTCTTGTTACTGTTAATGTGTCTGAATTTTTTAAATATTCTTCAGCTGCATGTGAGGTTAAATATTGATATTTATTTGAACCACTTGTAACAACATCTCCAAATTTGTTTTGGAACTCTGTAAATGATGTTACAACGGTTGGGATTCCCGCAGGACCTTTAAGTGTTGGTCCGATGATTGCAGCTCCAATATCAGCTACAGCGGAAGGTAAAAAACTCTGGTCTATTTCATTTGTAAATACACCAGGTGAAATTATTTTTTCGGCCATTGAATTTCTCCTAAGTTAACTTTTTTAATTTTGAGGTAAATACTATTTTGCGCATTAGTATTATTCATATATAAATATATGTTTAAAACCCCAAACGATAATTTATTTTTAATTATTATGATTTATTTGGTGTAAATTCACCAGTTTCAGGATTCAAAGTTCCTTGTCCGTATTTTTCGGTAATTTCGTCAAGAAATTTCTTCTCTTTATCTTGTAAAGATTTTAAGGCTTCCTCTAATTCAATCTCATCTTCATCTAATCTGATTTGATTCATTTTTAGTTGTCCGAATTGAATTTGAACATTTTGATAACTTTGTTGTATGTTTTGAACTTGTTTTAATTCATCTTCTGTGAATTTGTTTTTTTCTTCAAGTTGTTTAGCTAAATTTGACTCTTCTGTCATTATAACCTCCATTTGTAATTTGTTATATAACTATATATAAATATATATAAATTTTGAAAACGAGTGATTTATTTTCCTACTTGTTCATCTGTGGCGTCACCCTCAAAACCAAAGGTAACTCGTGATGGTGTAATTTCTCTTGTTGTTTCTTGAGTAGTTCCAAATATAGTGCTTGTAAATTCTGGAATAACATATGCTTTTATTGATAAACCAAATTCAGTTTTAATAAGTCGTTCACCATCTTGAGTCATTTCGGAAGCATCACTTAAACTACCATCTAATGTTGATAAAAATTTATATTGTTCTGATTCACCAAAATATGTTCCCAAATGTTCAAGCCACAAATCACTCAATATATTCATTTGTTCAATGTAATTAGTCATCATTACAATTGAATAAGTACAAACCACATGATCTGGCATTCCAGTATAGATAATTTCTTGTACAGGTTGAACTCCTTGTTGAACTGAAAATCTATCGTATTGGTTGTCTTTACTCCATTTATTACTTCTAGCAACTTTTACAAATTCACCCCTCACATCGTGGTCAAATGACAACGGCATATTATCATCAAAAGAAACATCAGTTCTTTTAAACATAATCAATGGTAGAATTAAAGATCCATTTTTATCTCGTAACACCCCCCTCTGTCTAACAGCTTTCCATCTTTCTTCACTACCATACATAACAGGAACTTTAATAATTTCATTAGCTTCTTTTATTCTTGGTTTCATTATATTTTTAATGTGAGTCATTATAGATGTATCAATATCTTTTAATGTTATGGCAAAGTTTTTTGTAAAATCTTTACCTGGATTTATTGAATGCTCTGCATTACCACGAACTTTGTTTTCTTTCATAGACACTTGTGTAGCTCTATTTACAGATTCTCTGTTAAGTGTTTGTTTATTTGTAATTTTATTAACGGCCATTTCGTCTTCTCAGTTTTTTCAATTTATCAAGTTTATTGTTTACTTTACCTTTTACTTCCTCTGATTTGATACTACTCATATCAGCTTTACCGATTGCAATCTCTTTCTTAATATCTACTTCAATGGCTTTTGTACCTGTTTGACTTGGTGAATCAAAGTTATCTAACTTATTCATCAACTTACCCATCATTTGTTCCATTTGTAAATTACCATTTGGTTCAGGTGTGTAAGTATGTTTTCTTTCACCATATACATCTTCATCCTCTTGTACATTACCACTCACTTCAACCTTTGGTTTAGGTGTGTCTTTATAATTAGGATTAGAAGTATCAAACTTCGTAATTTTCTTATGTGTTATTTGTTGAACAGCCATTGTTTATCCTTATACAGTAATATTTGTTCTATTGATAAAGTAATTTTGTAATTGTAAAAGTTCATCAGCAGTTAAAGCTCTATCGTAAATCGCCATTTCATACATATGTCCTTTAAATCCTTCAAAGGTACTATCATCACCTAATCTTTGGATGCTGTGAACTATATCTTCATCATAATTATTACTTGTTCCTAATGATGTTGTGTTTAAAAACCATTCAACTTGTCCAAATCCATCGTCACTATTGTGTGGTTTTTTTCTACAAGTTAATAAAAGTTTAGTACCTTCATTAATAACACCAGCGTCTTTATTGATTTGACTACTCACATTATCCGTTCCATCATTAGCCAATACTTTTAAAAATGCTCTGTTGTCACCTGCGAATTGAACAAGGATTTGGTCGTTATCATCTGTATCTAATAAAAAGTAATGATAATGAACAGTACTATCTGCTGTCATATTTACCACAAAGAAAGTTGTAAATTCACTAGCTTCAATTGTATTGGTGAATAAATAATTGTCATTCGTAACTGCCTCATCTCTTCTTTTAAACAACAGACTATTTTCCGCAGAATTGTATTCAGCCAAATCATCATCACCAGATTGTATTAAATGATTTTTATTATTACTTAAATCACCCCATTGAGTTACAAGCGCCCCATCAACAAATTTACCTGATAAATCTTGTGATGAATAATAACCTCGTAAATTATTAAATTTTAATGGTTCTAATCTTAAATCAGGTGCATCACCTCTACCAACACTATAATGTCTATATTCATTTAAATTAGCTTTCATAGATATTCTAGCTTTATCAACAGCCATCTGACTTTCATTAAATATTTTTTTAGCTATCGTTTCATCTAATTGAAACAAATAATTACTTTCTGGTATTTCCAACCATTTGTTCCAAGTTAATTTTTCACTACCTTGTTTTTTTCTTGAAATTTCTGATAATGTTCCAACTAATTTAAATGTGCTTAAATTATTTGTTTCTTTTAAAAATTTATCAAACTCATCTTTTCTATCAACTATTATATCTTGAAAACTTTGAGCTTTTTCTAATTTAGCTTCTAATATAGAATTTTCTTGTGATAAACTTGTAAGATGTGTTACTTCTTTTGATAATGAATATACTTGTCCATTTAAATTTGTAACTTCTTCCTTTTTTTCTCTTAATTCTTGTCTTACATTTTCATTAATTTTAATGTCTTTTTTTAGATTGACAATTAAATTACTAACTTCTTTTAATTTATCTAAAGATTCTTTTAGTTTAGTTTTGTAATTGTCAATCTTATCATTTTTTGATACTAAAGCTTTTTCATATGTATCTAAATTATTTATATATTCTTGATATACTCTTTTTCTTTCCGTCTTAACTTCATTGACAACTTTTTTACTATTTTTAGTTTCGTGATTTAATTTATGATTTAACTTATTAAATTTTTCATTTAATTGTTTATTAAGTTTTTTAGCTTTTTCAATCACACTATCTTTATAAGAAAGTCTTTCTTTTTGTTCATTAATTTTTTCATATAAAGGATTAAACTCTGATTTAATTTTTTTAATATCATTTTCTTTTAATTGAAGTTTATTTATATAATCTTTTTCTTTTATTGAAAAAGTACCCTCTTCAAAATGTCTCGCTTTATTTAATTCCTGTAAAAGATTATTCTTTTCATTTTCCAAATTTACAACTTGATTAGATAAATTTTGTGTATTTTCCTCTAACCTTTCAATAATTTTTTCTTTGTTTTCTATCTGGTCTTCATATTGAGAAGTTATTGGTTTTCCACTAAATCTTTCTTTTAATATATCTAAACTCATTTATTTTATACCTCGTTTTTTAAATCTTTTTATTTGTGCTGGTGTTCTACCAGTTCTTTCTAAAATCTTATTCTTTTTCTGTCTGTCTTGTTTTCTTTGTTTTGCTGCTCTATTTGGCATTATCTTGGCCTCTCTTCTATTTGTAACGATGATAATCTTGAACGATTAGCAGTTGCTACAATATTATGTTTAAAATTTGGATGTCCAGCGAATAATTGTGGTTCTGTTGTTCCATTAATTTCCCAATAGTAATTATTCCAATCCACAATATCACCCATTTCTGGATAAAAATTCAATGAACCACTTGATAGATTTTCTCTTTGGAAGAACATACTGATATTACTATTTAAATCAGCACCAAAATCTTCTTGAACAATTTCAGGTTCTGCATATTCAATTAAACAATTAACTCTGAATCCTATATCATAGTATTTAGCAGTTGATTCACCATACATATTGTCTTCTGTTTTTTCAATATTCACTTTATAAATATCAACCGATTGTCCGACAATCTCATCAATTAATTCTTCATTCATTTGATTAATTAAATCAAACTCTTTTTGTGGTATAAAAAATGGTTTTGTTTGTGACATTTATTTATCCTATGTATATTTTTAATGGAGCTTTATTCAATACTTCTTGTTGAGCATTTGCAACTTCTTGTTCTGTAATTGCTTGTTCCTTTTTACTAACAGCTTCAAAGAATAAACTTAATTCTTCTAATAGATTTGCTTTTTCTTCTCTACCTTCAGCTTTAAGTGATTCACCATCTAATGAAACTTCACCATTTGGAAGTGGCATTGAAGCGTATTTACTTCTTATAATTCCTAATAATTCTTTTGCTAATGCTAATGTGTATTTTCTAATCCAATTTCTACCCATTGAATTTATCTCAGTGTATGTAATAAATTTGTATGGGATATTAGATGGGTCGGATACTTTGTTACTTGTATAATCTTGTGTTACATCAATTCTATCATTTCTTTTATAATAATGAAAATATATTAAACTACCAGAGTCTTGAGTTGTTGGTTTAGGAAATATTCTCATTTTATTATTCACCAATTCAAATGAATATGCAGATTTTCTAATCAAGTCATTTGTTTCTATTGCATTTGCTCTAGCTAAATCATATGATATTGGTCTCATTATATAAGAAACTGCTGGAGATACATTACCAAATCCAAATGAATCCAATAATTCTATATTATCATAAGTTCCAGCAAATGGGTCATAGAATTTAGATATAGCAGCAGGACCTTGATTAAATACCCTTTGTATTTCTAATTTATTATTTGTACCAATACTTGATTCTAAAGTAGCATCACTTGTTAAATCATATACTTGTTTAGATGAAGTTAAACCAATAGAACCACTAAATAGTGTCGCATTACCACCAACATTAACAGCTTGTCCGTATTGTTCTGCTAAAGTGAATAATGACATTCCCCCATTTGGAGTTTCAGCTTGATGTGAACCCGTTGAACTAAAATTAGAACCAGTAGTGGTGTTCCCATAATGTTCCCACATCCAATTCTTTGTATTGTAGTGATTGATTTGTTGTGAATATTCTGATACTGCTTCTTCAAAACAAGCATAAATAGAACCACTGTTGAACTCTAATTGCATAACTGGATGTCCAAGTTTTCTTGAAACATATTTACAAATAGTTAAACTATCAGTTTGAAATTCCGAATCTGTATCATAAATAGCGTGAGGAGTTGAACCAGTTACTTCCAAAGCTAATGTTGGGTCTGTATATAAATAATTAAATTTAGACATTTATTTCTCCAAAAAAGGTATAATTCTTCATATATAAATATCAATATAAACAAAAAAGGATAAGAAAATATCTTACCCTTTTAAGTTGTTTAATAACATTTAATAATTTAACTATTATAGACAAACATAGTGTATATCACCTGTACTTGTATTACCAGTAGCAGTGATTGTTAAAGCTGTTGTTGAAACAGTGTAACCCCAATTTACTACACCAACATTACTCGTTACAACACAATTTGGAGCAGCTGCTCTTGCAGTTCCCCAAGTAACTGTGAATGTATTAGTATTAGCTAATTGTGTAGATACTGTTATTGTACCGGCATTATCACCACCAGCTAAAGTACCTGCAGCCGAACCACCAGCAGCAGCACCTGTTGCACTACCACCCTCTGCGATTAATGTACCATCAACTTGTCCACCATCTCTTAAAGATACTTCACTTTCTCTTTTAGAAATTTTATATTTTCCTATTCTTGTTGCCATTTTTTTCTCCTAAATGTTGAGTCACTACTCTCTAGGTTTGTTAATTTTTTTATACTAACCATGTTTAGTGACTACTTTGGCTAGTAAATTATAAAATATAATTCATATATAAATATCAATTCAAAAAGAAAAACCCCCACAAAAAGTAGGGGCTTTTCAACTAAGTTAACCTCCTCATATTAAGAGGTTAGTAAAGAATTAATTAACTTATACTAAGTTTAAGTCTTTACAATTAATTGTACCATAGAACTCAGGTCTAATCATTTTCTTAGCATATCGTGTCATCACACCTTTTCTTGGAGTGAAGTCACTTGGATCATATACTAATGGAGTCATGATTAGTGGTACATATGGTGAGTATACCGCACCAGTTTCAAGGAAGTTACTTCCTCTGAAACCAACAAGTATTTTGTTCTCAGTCATATATGGGTTTTTGTATACAGTAAATCTATTTTGTATACTTCCCGCAACTTGAACACCAGCTGCGAACTGAGTTTTCAATCCATCTGTAGCAACTGAGTATCCTGGAATTGATTCCAAGATTGTAGCAACAGTCGGTGAAACAACAACGAAGTTAGCACCACCTCTAAGAGTTAATCTTTGGATTTCATTAGAAACCTTTTGGATTTTACCCAATAGAGTTTGATACCATTCAAATCTTGTTCCGTAGAATGTTGTAATGTTCCAACCACTTTCATCAGTACCTGTTCCATTATAATCCTCACCTGGAGTAGCAGACCAGAAATCTTCTGTTACTGCATCTGAGATTAACATATCTAAGATTTCTAAATCAATTTCCATNGAAATGTANTCANNTAACATAGATGTTAATTCAGCTTCAGCGTCAACAGAATGATAAGCATTNAAGTCTTGAGCTAACTCAGGAGACCATACAGCTTTTAGTTTTCTTGTTTTCGCTACGATAGCAGAAGACTTTAATTGTAAGTCAACTTCAGGTATTGATAATGAATC